CTATATTACTATCCTGCCTTCCTCAATCAATGTAATTACAGTTTCTGCAACAGATTTATCAAACTGTGTTCCAGCGCCCTTCTCAAATTCACCAATAATATAATCCTTATCACAATGCTTTCTGTAACATCTGTTAGAATTCATCGCATCAAGTGAATCTGCTGCACTGATTATTCTTACCATCCATGGAAGTTCTTCTCCCTTAATTCCATATGGATAGCCCTTACCATCATATCTTTCATGATGGTACACAGCCCCCATATCTGCCTGTGGAAGAAATTCCAGACCAGATAATATCTGACCGCCCCAGACTGTATGATTCTTCATTATTCCATACTCCTCATCTGTAAGCTTTGCAGGTTTGTTAAGTACCGCATCTGGAACTGCAATCTTGCCAATATCATGCAGAAAGGCACTTCTATATATCAGTGAAATCTCTTCGTCTGTGAATTCATGCGCCTTCAGGTTCTTTGCGATAAGCTTGGAATACTCTGCAGCCCTCTTTGAATGTTCCTGTGTATATACATCCTTTTCATCAAGCATCTGGCTTATTGCTGTAACAGCATCAATCATAAGTTTCTTAGTCCCCTCTACAGCTTCAAGTACTTCTGCTTCAAGATTTTTCTCATTGTCCGCCTGTCTTATCTGATACAGCTTATAGAAAATATCCATGGCAACTACAAGAAGACAGAAACCCCAGTAAAAAATCGGATAATAGAATAAATAATCCCTTGTGTAATTATATATAAGCATATTATTAAGAGGAGTCCAGAATAACACCGTAATATACAAACCAAAAAATATACACACCGGTGCACCAAATGGCATGCCTAAAAGCACAAGTGTTATGACTGGCAGTAATAAAAACCATAATAGTGAAAAGCCATCATTAGTTCCTTCAATTGATATAATAACTGCCAATATAAAAAATACTACAACAGCAGCCTGACATATCCTGTATACATTTTTAATGTATTTTAATACAATTACAAGCACTATACTCATAACTGCAACTGCCAGTGTCACACCACCGATAATATATTTACCAAGCTTAAAATTCTCTATGTCAATCAGCAACATAACTAATACAAATATCATCATGACACTTTGAAGTGCCTTGGTATCTACTCTGACAGTTTTCTCATATCTGCATACCTGCCTGATTGACTCCACTATATCCGATAATAATCTCATTCCACGTTCCCCTGTAAATTTATCTTTACTATTGCTATAATGATTGTATAATATTCATGTTTTTAATTCAATTATTTTTGTATACTTTTGCCCGTATACTGAGTTATAATTAATGTAGTTTTTGTTCGTAACTTTTAATTAGCTAATCAAAGGGGATTACTATGACAAATATTGAAAATGAATTCTGGGAAGGCATGAATGGCATTTTTCCAGACATTATAAAAGCAATTACATCACTCTCCATCAAATATTATAACCACAATGTCAATAATCCACGCAACCGCTCTTCTGAATTCCGAAACGACCTGCCCTCTTTTATATGCAATCTCATCCATTCTCTCATGCTTAGGAAGCATGAATACGAATACAGGTGTCATAACAAATCCTAACATTCCACCAAGCGTGTTACATATAAGGTCATCCACTTCAAAAAATCTGTACGGATATGGATATTAATAAAAGAACATCTGAATTATTAATTAATAAGATGCTTAACGCACAAAATCCGAACTCAAAGAGTTCGGATTTTGCATCAAAAATGGACCAGAGGGGAGTCGAATTCTTCGCTCCGCTCCGGTCGGCGCAAAGCCGAGGTCCACCGGACCTCGTGCGCCCCTGTCCAAAAACCCGGCTACGCCATGTTTTATCCATTAATAAGACTTCCTCTGGTCCATAGGAAAAAGGGAGCGAAGAAGCTCACGCTTCCTCACTCCCTTTTCCCTATGGACCAGAGGGGAGTCGAACCTTTCGTCAAACTCTTATACCCCTTGATTTTACTGGCTTCCCAATGTGTTATTTTGTTTTGACGACACTTTGACGACACTATTTAGCAAACTTTTACCATATTCATTGCTATTGCTTCTTGCTCTTTAATTACATGAATATACTTATTATATGTGATGGTTATATTAGCATGTCCTAATAGCTTACTTACAACTTCAATTCCTACACCATTTCTTAATAATGTTGAACCAAATGTGTGTCTTAAAGTGTGTAATGTTATATGTTCGTCCGATTTAATATTTCGTGTTAATCTATCAAGACTACGTTGAAGATTTCTTGCACATTGTCTTGTATTATTTTTACAACAACAAAAATAATCACTATTTATGTTGTTTCTTATGTCGTATTGTTTTAGTTCTTGAATATAATGTAAAGTATTTTCGTTAAGTTTTAGATATCTTTCACCTGCGACAGTTTTTGTGGAATTTTTTAAAGCTAAACTCTGTTTTTTACATTGTGAATCTAATGCAACTTTTGTCTGTATTGTTTTATTAATTTTAACTATATTATTCTTAAAATTAAAATCATCCCATGTTAATGCAAGTACCTCGCCTGTTCGCAACCCTAGATTCAACATAATAATTAAAACTAAGAAGTCTCTTCCTTTATATTCATCTATCGTTTTGTATTTAGATACAGCTTCTTTTTTAAATTGCTCTAACTGCTTATCTGTTAATGAAAATTGTTCTTTAGTTTTAACAATAAGATAACTTTCTGTTGGTAGCTTAATATCACTACATGGATTATTAAATATAATTTTTTCTTTAATTGCTGTTTCAAAACATGGGTTTAATAATTGTATGATTTTTTTTAATCCAGATAAAGCTAATGGTTTTTTCCCTGATTTTAATGGAGGATTGGCAAATTTCTTAATAAAGACATCTATATCTTGAGATGTAATATCACAGATATATTTATTGCCGATATAAGGTTTAATTTGATGTTGATAAACACTGTATAACCTAGTATAACTAGAACCTTCAATTGTTCCAAATTTATAATTACTTAGCCAATATTCCACATAATCATTTAACTTAATTTTTTTTGTTTCTTTAAATCCATTATTAATTTTTTGAAGATAGGATTTAACCTTATTTTTTACTTCTACTTTTGTATTACCATAAAAGCTTTTTCTAATACCATTGATTGTAATTTTAGCCTCAAACCTATCATCTTTTCGTTGCATTATATTCATATTATTAATAGTTGCCGATATATTGATACTATTTATAATTATCACACCTTTCTTTTACATCAATATAAGGGCAGTACAATTATGACTTAATCATAATATGTCTGCCCTGTTTTTTCAATGATTAATAATATATTTCTTCATTGATATGTTCTTTGATCCATTCTTCCAATATGGAAAATGTTGTTATATAATCATTACCAATTTTCATTAGGGGAAGTTCTCCTGATTTTATTAGTTGTTTTATCTTAGTTTTTCCAAAAGGAAGAATGTCATATAAATCTTTTTGGCTTAAAACCTTATTTTCCATATTTATGCCTTTCCCGAACTACCAAAGCCACCATTTCCTCTAACTGTATTACTAAGATTTTCCGTTACCTTAAATCCAAACTGTTCTACTGGCTGAATAATAATCTGTGCGATTCTATCACCTTCAGATACCGTTCTTACTTCATTACTCTGATTATATAGTGCAACCATAATATTACCTCGATAGTCTGAATCAATCACCCCGACCTTATTGGCAGGAGCTAATCCCTGCTTGCAAGATAAACCACTTCTAGCATAAACAAGACCGACATATCCATTAGGTATTTCCATCACAATTCCTGTGTCAATAAAAGCTGTTTCGCCAGGAAGAATCTCCACTCTATTTTCTTCATTATGTATTACTGCATATAAGTCTGCACCTGCTGCAAATTCACTACCATATGTAGGGATCTTTGCATTCTTATCTGTTTTCTTAATATTAATTATTTTCATACGTTTTTAAAATTCCTTTCTTGATTAGTTTTATTATTTCTGTATTGATATTCTCTGTTATTATCCTATTCACTTCACTATTTGTTTCATTATAGTATGGATAATATGTAGAACCTTCTGATTGAATATCATAAGTAAAAATATTCTCTTCCATATTTATATAAAAATACGCATATATGGTTGTTTTATCGTTCCATTTATATATAGGAACATATAATCTATAATCACCATTTTCCTTATATCTAAATCCGTAATCAAGCAACTTATTTTTGGTTACAGATTTATTCACTTTAATTCTTCTTACTTCACCCATCATTACATCTCCTTAATTTCATTCTTAAGATATTTGAGATATTCGTCCCATTTGCCAATCATGTAGATATATTCCTTACCCTTGACACATTTGAGTCTCATATCTGCTTTAATATTCTCCCAATTGTTTTTCTTTGTAACCAAAGTTTGTAAATAAGAATGTGTCATTCTACTTAGGGTTAAAAGCTTCTCAGGAGGAATTTTAGACACGATTTCTTTGTACTGTGTCAATTTATCATCTGGGATTTTAAAATTAGATTTTGGGAGATTTTTGGATGAAAAAGGACTTATTTGAGAGCCTGATGTTCTTGGTTTTAGTAAAGGAATAACCTTGTCTGAATTGACATATTTGAACTTAAATAGAATTTCAGAATCCGTTTCTTCAATGTCAAATATAAGAGACGGATCATATTGCTGAATTGTTTTAATAATATTATGTCCTCTTATTAAAGAAGGAATATATGCTTGTAAAGTATTATGCCCATGATAGAATACCTTGTTACCATATTGACAAGATATATAACAATCAATATCTTCTAATGTGCCATTGAGCTTACGATTAAAATCGTTTGTATCTTTATTTACAGGACATAAGATTCTATATTTTCCTTTAAACTTATCGTATAAATATCCTATAGTTGTTCACCTCTCTTATTAATATTCCTCATACTCTTGTTCATCACTTACTTTAGGAGCGTTCTTTTCTGCTTCTAAGACAGTATCTAAACACTCTTGTCTTGTTTTAAATATCGTTTTATCTAACTTGTTGTAAGAAAATAGATAAGCATGTTTGTCACGCTTATCTGTTCCAACGAAATAATCATCTCTAACTGTCCTTACATATAAATCACATACTTCATATATTCCTACTGGTTTGAGCATTCGAGCATAATAGACCATTTTACCTTTTTGAACATCTGTTTTATTCATTATTCTTCCTTACCACCATTTTTTACAAATTCTAATGCATTATAAATACCTACCGCATATCCTTTAACACGATCAAACTGCAAAGGATTTTCTTTAACGGCTCTTTTCTCTACATCTTCGGCAAGCTTTAACTCTTTTTTCAATCTTTTAATAACCCTTTTATGGTTTTCAAGTGACTGTATTGCTGATTCAATAGCTTCAATATGTTCACCTGTAGTTCCTTGTATATAACATAAATCGCAGTTGTCACATTTCTTATTATTACAATCTTCATGAATACCCTTAACTTGTCTTTTCTGGCATTTAAGATATGCTTTTAATTTTTCTAATGCTTCTTTATCATTCATAATTATTCCTTAATTACTCGCAATACAAAACCATTTTGTTCTGAGCAAGAGATTGTTTTACATCAATAACTCTTTGGTTTTTCGAACCCCTCCACCTTAATGTAAGGTCTTTTTGCTCATCTATATATTCTCCGTCAACCACGATATTACATAACTTAATGATTTCTCTGCGTTTAAAATTATTTAATCCTTCTTGAGATAAACATAACGATTGTCCTCGAAAGATTTCTGAATAAGAATACCCTGTATACAACCAGATAGTTTTCTTAGGAAAAGAATTGCGGACTTGTTTGATTAAAGATAAGATTTCATCGAGATTCTGTTCAGCTAAACACTCACCACCGAGGAAAGATATTCGCTTGATATATGGTCTATTAATAAGTTTCATGAATTTGTTTTTTGTTTTTTCTGTCCATTCCTTACCGCCATTAAAGTCCCATGTATCAGAATTAAAACAACCAAAACAGTGAAATGGACAACCTTGAACGAAGAGGGAGACTCCTACTCCCTCTCCATTTGAAATATCAAGGTTACGCATACTTGAATATCTCATATTATTCCTCCTCAATGTCGTCAAGATGTGGTACTCTATCATGAATATCACCAAGTCTACCTTGATTCCATCCATTGCGTGCCGTACCTTTGTATCCACAAGTTCTACGAGTAATATCCATAGTTCTTACATCTCTATTGCCACAATTAGGACACTCCCAAATTAACTTACCACCTTCATCAATAAGTTTGATTTCTTTACTCCATCCACATTTCTGACAATAATCACTCTTAGTATTTAATTCAGCATACATATTATTGTTATAAATGAATTTCATTACTTCAAGTACAGCAGGAATATTATTCTCCATATTTGGACACTCGATATATGAAATACTTCCACCTGGACTTAATCTTTGGAATTTAGCTTCAATACGAAGCTTCGCAAAGGCATCAATATGTATAAATACTGGGATATGATAAGAATTTGTGATGTATGTACGATCTGTAACTCCCTCAATAATGCCAAATCTCTCTTTAAGTTTTTTTGCAAACTTTTCCGTAGTCGCCTCCAATGGAGTTCCGTATAAGCTGTAATCAATATTTTCATCTATTTTCCATTGAGAGCATTTATCATTCAATGCTTGCATTACTTCAAGACCGAATTTTTCTCCAATACCTTCATCACAATGATAATGTCCAGTCATATACTTAACACATTCAGCAAGCCCTGCATAACCAAGGGATAAAGTTGAATAGCCACCAAAAAGTAGTTTGTCAATAGGTTCACCCTTTTTAAGTCTTGCAAATGCTCCGTGTTGCCAAAGAATAGGAGCAACATCTGACTTTGTTCCACGTAATCTCTGATGTCTAATCTTTAATGCTTTGTGACATAACTCTGTACGTTCGTCAAATATACGCCAAAATTCATTGAAATCTCCACCTGATGATAATGCAATATCTGGCAATGATACAGTTACAACACCAGAATTGAAACGTCCATAGAATTTCGGTTTACCATCTTCATCATGCCATACTGTTAAAGCACTTCTACACCCCATTACAGGATAACAGTTACCATCTTTCATCTCTTTCATAATTTTTTCTGAGATATAATCAGGAGTTAATCTCTTCATAGAACATTTAGCTGCCATCTCAGTAAGATACCAATATTTATCTTCTTCATGAATATTGTCCTCTTGAAGAACATAAATAACTTTTGGAAATGCAGGTGTAATATAAACACCTTCTTCATTCTTTACACCAAGATAACTTTGGCGAAGTTCCTCTTCAATTAACATAGCTAAATCATCTTTTTCTCTCTGATTATGTGCCTCGTTGAGATACATGAATAATGTAATAAATGGAGCTTGCCCGTTAGTTGTCATGAGCGTTGTGATTTGATACTGAATTGTCTGAATACCTTTTTCAATCTCTTTTTTCAAGCGTTCTTCCGCAATTTTATTGATTACGTTCTCTAATTCTTTTCCTTCTAAAAAAGTATTAGCAATGTCACATAACTCATGTTCTACTTCTTTTTTAATTTTTTGTCTTGAAATATCTACGAATGGTGCAAGATGTGCTAAAGATATACTCTGTCCACCATACTGACTTGAAGCGACTTGTGCAATAATTTGTGTTGCAACTGTACATGCTGTAGAAAAACTATGTGGTTTTTCAATCAGTGTTTCGCTAATTACTGTACCGTTTTGTAACATATCCTCAAGATTAATAAGACAGCAGTTGTTCATATACTGAATAAGATAATCAAGATCGTGTACATGAATCAATCCATCATCATGAGCTTGTACTATCTCAGGTGGTAGAATATACCTTCTTGATGCATCCTTACTTACAATTCCTGCTAAATAATCTCTCTGCGTTGTATTAAGTCTTGGGTTTTTATTAGAGTTTTCGTTATTCCAATAGTCACTTTCTCCACTCAACAATTCTGTGATTTCTGTATCAATTGTATTCTCGTTTTCTCTCTGAAACTCACGAATACTTCTATATCCCTCATATGCTTTTGCAGTAAGTCTCTGCTTCTTAGTAATCAATTTATCATAAACCATTGATTCAATATCAGAGATACTTACTTCGTCTTTTTCCTTACACTCTTCTTCAATCTCATTTGCAATGTCTTCTGCAATCTTTGGTTTCACAATACCTGAACCATTCTTCATAGCTTTAAGAATTGCCGTTGAGATTTTTGATTTGTCAAAATTAACTTCTGAACAATCTCTTTTAATTACCTTCAATATTTATTCCTCCTCAAATCCAATAACATTACCATCATTAATAACGACTCTTGTATTCTTACATTCAAACAATTCAATGCAATCACCAGTAGTAATATTATCCATGTTAATTTCTGTAGTCTCTCTTAACATAATTAATCCTCCAATTCTGCTTTATATATCTGATGAATCATATTCCAATCCCAACAATGCTTGCCATTCCATTCTTTATTCCAAGAATAAATTTCACCAAAGCAAATCTTTGTTTCTGCGTTAGAAGTCTCAAGATTATGTGCAGAATCATCAATAAATAAGCCACCATTCATATCTATATGAGATTTATCTTTATATTCTTTAAGATTAACTCCTATAAACTGACAAAACGGAAGATGTTCTTTACACCACTTTTCCTTCGCCCTGAGATTGGGATTATAACCAGAAGAGACAATGATAACTTCACCTTTTAAAGCAAATTTTCTTAGTGTTTCATAAGCTAATGGCATAAATTTTAACCTATCAAAGAATCGCTGTTGATTGAAATATGTATTTATATATTCTCTACTCGCACAATTAAGTTCTTCAAAATCCCAAGTCTTAATCTGTTCTGGAAGGATATATTTGTAATCGCTATAATACCTAAAATCTTCATTATATAAATCACATATTGCAGCAATTGTATCTACAATAACTCCGTCAAAATCACAATAAAGTTTTATATGTTGTCACCCCAATCTAATAATATATTTGGACATTTATTATTCTTGTCCATTTTATAATTCTCTCTTAAAATTAATACATTATATGGAATATTCTTATAATACCTTACACATTCCATATAAGGACAAGTCCTATTACTGCAATAGATCTTGTCCTTCTGATTTTTCTCTGTTATTCTTTTCTTTGATTTCATCCAGCTCCTTACATATTAAGGCTGTCTCAAAAGCTGTTCTATTTTCGTTATGTACAATATAATCAACTTTCTTAGATATATGTCTAAAATCCTTTTTGTCAGCCTTATACCTTCTTTTAGATTCAGTTTTATCAACATCTCTATTCAGCATTCTTCGTTTAATTTCTCTATTGGACACTTTAATATAAATAATCGTTACATTCTCATTAATTTTACTCATTACCTTATCTAAAGCATCAGGTGTAAGAATAATAACAGAGTGTGGCTTACTATAATCTTCAAGTAAAGAACCATAATACCAAGCTCCTGAGACAGTTTCATATATTCTGTATTCCGCAAAACTGCCACAGTTAATCTTGGTTAAGAAATTCATCTTATTTAAAAAATGATATTCTCTTCCATCAATCTCTCCTGGTCTTGGTGGTCGTGTAGTACAGGTTATAATTTTGTTGTAACCCATCTTCGCTAATTCCTTAACCACCGTATCTTTTCCAGAACAACTCTTTCCAACAAGTATTATCATATTTTTTCAAATCCTTTCATTTCGTCAACGAATCTTTTTATCACCAATGAATCATCACAATAAAGACATACATTAATTGGTTCAAGTAGATTTAGTGAGAATATTGCCATTATTGACTTAGCATTGACTTCATATCGGTGTGACTTAATTGTTATTTCTTCATCATATTTCGTAACTATTTCAACAAAATTCTTAACTCGTTGAATAGTGTCTAAAGTAATAACCGCTGTTGTCTCTAACATAGTTACTCCCTTTCATCTTTCATAAATTCTTATATAAGCTATTTCACCTTCAAATCCATCTATCTTAGATACATCTCCTGTATTACCCCAACGATTTGAGATATTGGGAATGAGTGTGTTTGTATGTACTATAAACTCAACAATTGAACCATTTGCAACTGTATACTGGTTAAGAGAATCTGTATGTTCATCATCTTTAACATCAGCTAAGACACATGGAATAACTTCTCCGCTCTCTAAGACAATATCAAACTCAGTTCCTATATCAGTTGAGTAGAATGAACCTAAAGCACAAGCATATCTATTACCAATCATATATATTCCCGTGTTATAATCAAGAAGAAATGTTGATTTCATAGCATATTGCTTTGAGCTTTTATCCCTAATAGTATCTGCGTCCATATAGGATTTAAAAGGCTTATTTTCTGGAACAGGATAATCTGTATACTTTTCCAAATATTCTTCAATTTCGCTCTCTAAACTCTCATATTCCCTAGCGATAATTTGTTCCATAGCTTCTTTTTCTTCTAACTCTTTTTGAGTCTTTTCTTTTTCAAAATTCTTTTTTAGGTCAGTAAATACTCTTGAATATATGTACTGACCTTCCTGTGCTGCTTTAGCAGTTTGTATATTATTTTGTCCCCATAAGGGGACTATACAAGTTAAAGCTGAAGCAGTTAATAGCGATCCTGCTACTAATCTTCTTACCTTACTTATCTTTATCACCTGCTTTCTTTTAGTGTGAGATTGATTAATCTCAATAAAATATTCTCTGAATTACTTAATAATCATTTGTAAAAATTCTTCTTCTGAAATAATTGGGATATTAAGCGATTTTGCTTTCTGATTTTTAGAACTTGCTGAGTTGATATCATTATTTATAAGATAAGATGTTTTAGAACTTACAGAACCTACGACTGTACCGCCATGAGTAACTATATCGGCTTTCAATTCGTCACGATTTTTATAATGATGTACTGAGCCAGTTACAACGAATGTTTTACCTTGTAATGTATTTGGGATTTCATCTAAGACTATATTAGGTGATTCAAATTTAAACTCTTTTGATAGTTCAAATATTTCTGAACAATGTATATTAAAATACGAATTTAAAGAATTTATAAGGCTATCTCCTATTCCTGATATACTTCTAAAATGTTCTGCGCCATCAGTAATCATAATTTGCATAAAATTACCTATACTTGAGGTATTCTCTATTGTACAATTTTCAGCAATATCCTGACTTGCTGATTTGCCGAGTAAAGGAACGGATAAACTAAAAAGAAAACGATCAAGAGTTGTTTTACGAGATTTCTCAATAGAGTTAAGAAGTTTTTCTACTGATTTCTTACCAAATCCATCTAGGGTTTTCATTTCGTTTTCATGATCTGATAAGTGATACATGTCCTGAATTGAATTTAACCAACCAAGATTGATGAATTTTTCAATTGTAGATTCTGAAAGATTTTCTATGTCCAACGCATTTCGACTTGCTGCATGAACAAGTCTACCTAAAAGTTTACCTTTACAATCTGGATTCTCACATATAAGTACCTCAGAGTCGTTCTCTTTAATAATTCTTGTAGGTTGACCACATATAGGACATTTATCTGGAATATTAAAATTACCACTCTTATCAATGCTATCATGTACTTTAGGAATGACCATATTTGAACGATAAACTCTAATTCTATCTCCAATACCAAGCATCATATCTTTAATATATGTAACGTTATGAAGTGTTGCCCTTGTTGTAATTGCTCCATTTAAGTCTACTGGCTCGAAGATTGCCACGGGATTTATTAATCCTGTCTTAGAGGTATTCCATTCAATATCTGTAAGTACTGTTTCAAATAATTCATCTTCATACTTATAAGCCTTAGAATGTCTAAAATATTTATCCGTTCTTCCCATAGATTCAGCAATTTTATAATCATCAACTGCCATAACAGCTCCATCATAAGGTATATTATGAAAATCAGCTTCATATCTTAAATCTTCAAGCATTTTTGAGAGATTTTCTTTGTCTGAAGAATTATTTGAATAACTCCACATTGGGACAATTTCAAATCCATTACTTTCTGCTCTTTTTAAATCAAAGAAAACTGACTTATGCTCAAATCCCTTAATTACTCTCCAAGCCACAAACCTCATATTTCTACTTGCAGCTTCTTTGCTATTAAGCAACTGTAATGAACCAGATACGAGATTCCTTGGATGTTTATACTTCTTATCTTCTGGTAATTTATCATTAATCTCTCTGAAAGTATCCCATCCAATAATTGTTTCGCCATCAATAATAAGTTCATCTTTATATGGAATTTCCCTTGGTACGTTCTTCATTGTTAATACATTCTGAAGGCATTCAGTACCTTTCACTCCATTACCTCTAGTTTCTGCACCGATTAACTTACCATTAATATAATGAAGTGAGGTGGTTAAACCATCACACTTTACAGATAAAAAGCCATTTTTATCTCCAAGAAACTCAATTAATTCATCAACAGATTTTGTTTTATCAAGAGAAAGCATTGGATGATTATGCTTTACTTCTTTTAGTTCATCTGAAATTGAATAACCAACATTATGTGTTGGACTATTAAATAATACAATACCAGTCTCTTCTTCAAGATTTATTAATTCATCATACATTTTATCCCATTCATAATCAGGCATAATTGGAACTTGATTATAATAAGCATATGAAGCATTATTTAAATCTTTGATAAGTTGTTTTATTCTTTCTAACTTATCCATCTATATCCTCCTTTCCTACAAAATAGACATTTACTGTCTCTTTGGTCTTCTGCCACAAGATTTACTTTCCGTACAATATCCAACTTCTTCACATTTTGCATGGAAAAGATTATCTACAATCCACTTCCATTCATCTGAATATTCTCTTAAAGCATTACAAATGTCATTGAACATTTTTCTGTACTCGTGATATGCTCTGCTACATGTTCTTACTCTGCTCATATCAACAAGACTCCTAAGATTACGTTTGTCCACCATTTTTGAAGAGTATGCTAACGGAAGTAACATTGTCGCATCTTCAATTGGAACTCCATTATTAATTAGATGTTGAATATTAGTGTTGACATATCTCATAACACTATGCCATGTCGCAGCAACATCTTCATCTTTGCTGATTGATTGTGGTGTTACATAGTCAAATCCATTACCCTTAGAATAATCAATATATCTTGTGCTTGCTTGCAAACGTGAAGGTGAACCACCGATATGTGTGTAATACTCTCTCAAAATTTTCGCAGAATATCCATCAATGATCATTTCTACATTTACAAATTCCATAACACGTCCATGTCCAGACTTGATACAGTCAAGACCACGTTTATAATTCTTCTCATTATCTGTTATATTGGCATTCCAACATGTGCCAGCCCTCATTCCCATTAGTGTAATAGGATTCTTTGTTGTTTCTGGTAAAATTGTAATTGTTCCCATTTATTCCTCCTATAAAAATTCTTTATAAATAAATATTGCTATGAATATTAGTAACAATATAGTTATCAATAACACTGCCATTGTTTCTCCAATTAATAAGCCGAGTATGTAAACAATTCCTCTAACAGCAATACAAACCATTGTAGCTAACAGAAACCATAACAATGTAAGCATTATTGATTTTAATATTTTCTTCATTTCAATCACCTTTCTTCCAAAGAAATAATGGTTTCTTGTTATCTCTCATCAACCAATTCTTCTAACACACCACCAATTTCAGCAACAATAATTCCTACTGCTAATGGAATAATCGAACCATTCACTAATGTTACAATTCCACCAATTACTCTAATTGCTGATTTTCCTAAACTAATAAATAAATGTCCTTTACTGTTCATTTTTAATTTCCTCCATAATTTCTTCTACTATGTATTCACAATTTGAGTCTGTAGAAGCAATCTCTTCATATTTAATATTGTACTGATTTAACTTATCAATAATTTCTTTTCTCACTTCTTTTGCTTCGTCTTCATTCTGGAATCTTCCTTCGTTTTCATAAGAATGGTGTCTTGTGAGCAAATAATTTCTATTATTGTATGAATTAAACACATTCAGTACAGTCTTATTAAAGTCTTCTCCCAACACTTCGTCAGTGTTATATACGGCACATAAGATTAATGGTGAATCAACAACCATAACCTGCACTTTATTCTTAACTCTACCCATCTTGAATGATTGTTTGCCAAATAAATATTCCTGGTGTTTAAATACTTCACCATTATTTTCATATACCTTATCCTTGGCAAACTCTGAAACATATTCAGCATTGATACCGTGTCTTTTTAATTGTGCTGTAATATCCATTGCACAGGTACTCTTACCTGCTGATGGTTCTCCAAATAAATTTATAACAATTGTGTCCATTTTTTGTTCTCCTTTCTTGTTACTTCAATAACATGTAAATTGCCAACGGATAATAGATATAATCTAACACCATATTAAAAAGCAATTGGAATCTGTGGAACTTAAAATTTCATTTAAGGATTTTATATTAAATAAATCTTCTGCTTGCAATCTTTTTATATATGTTTTATATTTCACATAAGGGGGATATACATATGAATAAATTAAAAAATCATAAATTGGTAATCAAAAACATTTTCTTTACAGTTGTTCCAGCAACTATTTTTCCTTTAATTGACAATTTAGCAGTGTTTAATGAAACTTCTAAGATAGTTTTTATTATAATTGCCATTATTTTTATCATTTATCAAGTAGTTACTTTATCTTTAAAAGAAGAAAGAAATAATCAAAAGCTACATGAAGATTTAGACAATTATCAAAAATACCAAATGTCTCAAAAAATTCTTAATAGTACCATAGAGGTAGAAAAGATTAAAAGAAATTTATTAAAAGTAGACATCCTCCCTGATTATAAAAAGGACGTACTATTATATAACCCTCATGAATTTGTAGAACAAATTTGTTCAAACATTAAATTATTAATATCCAATATTACCGAAATTGCATTAAGCTCATTTTCTGTTTCATTTATATATCAATATCCAGAGAACAATTCAAACTGGCAATGGATAACAAGAAAAAATAGTACAATAAATAACGACTTAAATAATTTTATTATGGATGATAATTTCCACTCATATTTTAACTATATAATAACCAATAATCTTTCATCTCATTTTGAAAATAATAAAGAAAATCTCGTTAAAGAAGGACATTATTGGATAAGTGAAAATGATAAACGCTATTCAACACTTGGCTCTATTGCAAGTTATAAAATGACATTTATGAAAAACGAAACAATATTATGCGTTGGATATTTAGTTATCTCTACATACGGAACAACGTTTGTGGAAGATGATGATCCAGGAAAAATAGAATATTTTAAAAATCTACTAACTAACAATATAATTCCATCATATCGTCATTTAATTGAATCTGAACTCGGATTTATGTATGTAAGACACGATATCATGGAAAATTCAAAACCATAATAAAACAAATAGTCTATTATATTTCGTCTAAGAATGTTTACATCTTCTGGCATTCTTAGATGAAACTGTCGTTTATTTTGTTTCGTATTTAGCTTTTAATCTTTCTAATTCTGCAAGTTCTTTTTGTTTAATTTCTTCTTCTTTTCTTATTCTCTCTTTTTCTTTGAATGGTGCTACGAATTTATCATTCATCAATTCAATATTCTTTTCGTAAATTTTCCCATCTCCATAAGAACGAAGTTCAGCTAAATAATCTTGAGCAATTTTTTCTGCTAATCTCCTATCATCATGATCAATATTGACAATAAAGCATACCCAGTTATTTTTAAGTAACGTACCTTGTCTTACGCTATTACATCTTAAATCATTATCAATATAGCAATTATACCTTTCAGGTTCTTCTCTCATAACCCATCTGTTTTCATCATCTTTACAATCAAATAAAACTTCATGACAGTATTTTAATGATACTTTTGATAAATCTTTTTCATTAGTTAAATCTTTTAATGGCTTTACATAGTCACCATCCCCACATAAACAGCAATATTTTTCTGCATCTTGACGATTGTTGAAATATCCGACTACATACCAGTCACTATAACAACCACCAAATACTCCATAAACCATATTTGTACCTCTCTTTCATATAAAGGACAGACATAAAATCCGTCTTTCCTTGGCTTTTATAACCACTCTTCTTCGTCTACATCATAATATAAAGGAGCTTCGCTGCAATCATACCAACAAAACTCTACGGCTCTTAAATCGTCTCTTTTCACATCTGGATATATCTCACTAAATAATAATAGATATTTATTCGCTTCATTCTCAGTAAGGTATCGTGATTTTCCCCATTCGCCACCATTGTCGTCAATTTTTGATTCAAGAACATAATCTAAATACTCATCGTTCTCTGCAACAGCTTTTTCAAAATATCTTGGTAGATTCATATCAAATAAATCAGTGAATTTATCTTCTAAGTCCCACAATGAAGATACTGATATTTTATTCAAATCGACTTTGCATCGAATAACTCTCATATATCTGTAATCACTCATATAATCTCCTCCATATCATAATTCTCTCTTATATAGTTACATAACTCTTGCATTATGGTCTTGATGTGTTCATCATCCTTTAGGGAAGGATGAATATTACACATACAAGAACCTTTTACACCATTCTTTTTAAACAGCTTCCAATTGAATGTAATCCACAACAGAGGAACTTTAGTAAGATTTTTCGTAAATAATCGTGTTAAAATTTTCATATAACATTACTCTTTCTTTTAATTCCTATTATTGGTTGTGTGATACCAGCTAACTCTAATTGTCTTATAGACTTTCTAAATACATAATCAATATTTTCTGTACCTTTAATAGTTCCATCTTTTTCAAGATGTTTATTGGGAATCCATACATTTTGATTTGTATGATTAATCACAAATCTCTTTGCTTTCATATTTTTATATTTTCTTGAAACCAAATTTAGAGGGATATTTTTATAATACTGAGTTTCATAATTCACGACTTTTACCTCCTACTGTATTATTCTCTCTATCGAAGATAATTCTTTAAGAAATATTCAAAATACTCTCTGATAAACAGTCCTGAATATTGATTGTTTGGCATAAACATAACTGGAATATTATATTTGAACCAAAAGCTATGGATTGATGCAATAAAAGATTTTCGATTATACTTTGTATCATAATTCCCTGTTGCAATATCCTCATAAGAAGCATTTTCAATTAGTAACACTTTAGTTTTTGGTGCAAGACATAATTCTTTTTCAAATCTGTCACGCTCTTTTGTCAAATTATTGCTTATTTCTTCAAGACTAGCTTTTCTCTCAATGACACATGTTGTATTAAAATACAAATCACGAGGTATGGATAACTTCTCATTTGCAGGAATCATGAACGAATAATCTCCATAACCGAGTGCTTTCTTTTTATATGAAATTCCTTTTCGATCAAAGTAATCTGTAATGTGGGAATTGACTTTCTCCCTTGTGTCAATAAGGATTGTAATGGAAGATATTAACTCTTCCATTTCCTTATCTGTATACTTATATTTGTTAAAAATCGTCTTCGTCCTCCTCAATATCATTTTTTATTACAAATTTGCTTAACCAAAATTCAAATTTATTAGGTACTTCTTTATAAATTTTCTTACCTGTAACTGGATTTATTTCACCAGTTGGCTCTTTTTTATTCTTCTTTTCAAGGGAAATAATATATAGAATTGCACCTAGATCAAATGGATTTCGATTATACTGACTTGTCCACATTTTTACTTCTCGTGTTTTACCACTATAGATTTCAAAAAGATGAACATTTACAATAGATTTTTTAATATCAAGTTCAGAAACATAATATAGACGTTTGCTTACTTTTGAATCCGAGTCACTGACAATACCAAGAACTTCTCTCTGATTATCAAGCCTTTCCTTTAAAGTTAATTCTCTATAAGGAATATTAGAAATCAATTCCTTAATAATTTGTTCTGAGTCAAGTTTATTGAATTGTTTAGCTGTCTCATTTCCATGTTTTACAAGTATATCAAATGGAATATTATTCTTTTCAGCTTTATCTTTGGAGATCTGCTTCGCACCATTTAACAAATCATATAGTCTTGTAATCTCAAGTAAAGTATTTACATCACCATATTTCTTAAAATAATTGATTCTAATAAGTTTATTTACAATGGTCTTATTAATTGAATTTGAAAATAGTGCAGTTAATACATCAGTAAATGTTTTATATTTCGACTGTCCTAATTCATAAAGAGTATCAACAACCCCTTCACCAAAGCCTTTTACACTTGATAAATTTGGATATATTAATTTATTCTCTTCATTAATTGTCACTTTTCTGTTATCTGCACCAAATTCATAATCGCCTAGTTTATATCCCCAAAATTTAATTGCTTCTTTAACAAGAGCATCTATCTTATCCTTTTTATTCTTTTCTTGATAATGATTGATTGCTACTTCATAAAATGTTTTAGTATGATGTGCTTTAAACCATGCTTGATAGGCAGAATCTCCACCCATTGAATAAGCATGTGGAGAATTAAATGCGTATGATCCAGAAGACTCTATTACATTCCAAACATTATTAAAATTATCTGTCTTACCGATTTCTGCTTTCCAACCTTCTATTAATCGTTCCTGTAATTCTTTTAACATTTCAGGATGTAATTTATATTTCTTTTTTGAAATATTTTTAATAACTCCATATGTTTCTGCCATTTTCAATTCCAAGAATGATAATACTTTCATAATAGATTCCTGATAAATCATAAAATGCGCAGTATCAGATAATAAATCATCAATCTTTTTTTCGCCTGTAGTATATGGTTCACGATTCAAGAATGTACTAAGTAATGACGCAAAACCTGGTCGAATTGCTGCAATGAAGCTACTTAACTCCGCTAAATTTTGCGGTTTATACTTCTTCACTCGATTAGTAGTCGCCTCTTTCTCACACTGATTAATACAACATGTAATACCATTTGCATAAATATCCCATGTTTTTTTATCACCATCAATCATATGTCTTAGTTCATCAAATGTCGGAACTTCCATACCAATGCTATGAAAGAATTTATATGTAAGATAAACACTATCTACAATAAGAAAATCCTCTTTTACATATCCGAATTCATCAAGATAACCACCTTCAATAGCTGCACATACTGTTCTTTTGCCAGTTGATCCAGAAACAGCACTTATTAATCCTACTTCTCTACGAATATCACCATCAAAGATAAAATGACCACAAGCATGTACTTTCAAATTGATTGTGATCCCTTGGTATTCACTACTCTGTTTGAATAACTCTGTATACTCTTTTGGGATATAATCTTCTACATGAATATCATCCTTTTCATCTTCATCCGCATATTTTAATGCCTTATTATATTCATCAAGATACTTTGAAATCTGATTCGCATCCTCTGGTTTAACTTCGTTTGCACCTGCATATAACTGCCAAGCTGCCTTTTCTTTAAGTTTTTCTATTGCCATCAATGGGTAACAGCCATGTTCCCCTAATAATTTTCTTGCTGCTTTAACAAATGGTTCTTGTGTAGCAACATTCAAATCAATATCTGGCATCTGACCAGCTAATACACGTTCCTTAGTCAAGAATCGTTCAGGATAAATAGGAATATCAGCATTGAATCTATCAACAGTTGTAAGTCCTAAAAGTTTATTTGTTATAAATGATGCAGCACTACCTCTTGAAGTAGTTGTTAAAATACCACCTTCATTTTTTATTGCGTCATCTACAATAGCCTTACTTGTTAAGAAATAATCCACAACACCAGCTTCCATAACTTGCTTTGCTTCATATCGAATACCATCGGCTTTTTCTTTTGATTTTTCTTTTTCTTTTGCATAAGCTTTATTAAGAACATCTTTGTAAATTTTACATTTTTCTTTATAGGTTTTTCCTTTGTAAACACTCGGAATCTTAAATTTTCTATCAAGAACAATTTCTTCACATTCTGTCACAAAAACATTTGTATTCATAATTGCTCTATATATTTCTTCTCTGTTTAAAACACCTTGTTCTTCAAATCTTTTAATTACGGTTTGAGTGTCAGGATAATCAAGATACCAACCTTCCTCATCTGGATAATTAATGTTTTTATATTTCAGAATCTGGTCACGTTTAACTGCATTTTCTTCTTTAACATAATGGCTATCAAGACCACATATAATCTGGATATTATGTTCTTTTGCAATTCTTAAAATCTTTTTATTAAGTTCTTTCTGTTTATCAGTGTTATGATACTGAACTTCTAAAAAGAAATTATCTCCAAAATATTTATGTATTTTAAGCCATATATCTTCTGCATCTTCATAATTCCAACCTGCCACGCAAGCTGACGTTATAATCACATTGTCTTTTGGAATATTAAATAATAATTCTAAATCAATACGTGGCTTATAATAATATCCATCAATATTAGCCATTGATAAAGCAAAATTAATATCTCCACGACCTTCAGCATTTTTAGCTGCAATAATCATATGACAATTTGCTCTATCTTTTTCTTTTCTATCTTTTACCCAATAAACTTCAGAAGAATGAATATATTTCAGATGTTCACTCTCTGCGACCTTATAGACTTGAAACTGATTACCTTGCGAACCATGTTCACCAGAATACAAACATTTTGTGCCAAATTCATGAATTCTTTCTGCATAGACATTAATAGATTCAGCACAATCTGGTGTAGATGTATTGCTAAAATCTTTATGACAATGATAATTTTCAAGATATAAATTCTTTTCATATTCTTTTGGTGAATATGGAAACTTAAATGTAAGAGTAGGAATTATTTTTTTTATTAATTCAATGTCTGAAATATCAAGCCACCTCCTTAATCTCGTCACATACCGCTTTTAGGACAAATTTCCTGCCAAAAAAGCCACTATCAAGAGTACATATAACTTCTAATTCATCATTCATCATGCTATGATCTTCCATTTCATCAAATGAACCATCAAAATTCCACTTGATAATCTGCAAATAATCATTAGGTTTTACAACCAAGTGTTTATAATCACTCATTTGTCCAATTTCATATTCATTTATTCCATTGATAAACACCTTTACTGGTTTGAAATTTGTTCCAGATATTCTATCTATCTTCTTTATATTCTCTACTAACTTACGAGTAATATCAGAAACATCTAATCGAATATCAATATCCACTGAAACATCAGTATTTAATTCTGGAAGAGTTTCTTCTATATATAATGTAAATCTATCTATATTAGATTTTTCGATTGTGATTCCTGCCGCAAGTTCATGACCATCACATTTTGCTAAACCACTCTTATTACATATTTCTCTAAAGTCATCCACTCCTACAGCCCTCATAGAACCAGAATAATTTTCTCCTGTATCTTTTAATACAAGGATTGGCTTCTGATACTTTTCTAGTAATTTGTTACCCAACAAACCACTGATACCATATGGAGTATCTATATATGTAATAATCATTTTTTTATCTGATTGTGAGCTGCATTGTTCCAACACATTTGGCAATAATCTATCAACCTCAACATTCTGATCTTCTTTACATTTTTTTAACTCTTTTATATAAGCCAATACCTGCTTATTTTCATCTTCCAAAAAAGCTTTCATAGCCACATCATTCTTACCCATACGGTTGCTTGCATTTACAATAGGAGCGACACTAAAAGCAATAGCTGTACTGTTAAATTCAAATCCACCAACTATCTTCTTAACTGCTGGATTATATATTTTCTCCAATCCCTTAGAGACAATATATCTATTCTCCATAACAGTCATATCCATCATATCTCCAACGATTCCACAAGCTGCTAAATCAATAAGTTCGTCTGCATAATCTGTAATATATTGCTCATCAAGATATTTGCAAAACTTCCATACAACACCTGCTCCTGATAACTGTGGATTCTCATAATTTCTTTGTGAAGATACTAAAATTGAAACTTCATCATATGGTTCATTCTCTTTGATTGCATGATGATCAAGGATAATTATATCTACCCCTATCTCTTTTAGTTTTCTATACTGAGAGACATCTTTATCTAAGCTATCTACAATAATCAGCAAATCAATCCCATTGAACTGAGCTAAATCTTGTCCTATCAAACCATGCATCTTACCTTCATCTATATAGGTCTTAATGTTTATAGTAAAATGCCTTAGATATCTTGTCATTTCTGTTCCAGACGTAATACCATCTAAATCAGTATCAAACAAAATTCCTATACATTCATTGTTTGTAATTGCAGAGTCTACTCTTTGATATGCTTCATC